ACAGCTTGCGTTTGTCCACGTAAACTGCTAGTGCCATATCGGCCTTTGCAGTAATCACACCAAGTTCCCTTAGGTGATCTAGAAAGCATTAAGATCATCCCAATCTTTGACGGCGAGTTCTCCGGCAATGGCGAAGTAGGCAACGGCATCCACCCAAGAATCGTGATTTGACTTAGTTTCCATAATTCTTGCGAGCTTGACCAATGCCATACAGATTGCAATGTCCATCGGCTCAATAGGTCGCTCAAAATATGATTCCCAGAGCTTTGCCGTTCGTAGCATTGTGTGGTCGTAATGACCATGCGTTGACCCTCTATTAATGATCGTGTCGTTTGCATTAGTCAATATATCTTTCGCTCGCAACTGATTTCCCTCGCCTGTACCCATCTGCCCAGCCTTCCTTATATCCTTTTTCCTTAATGAATACACCGATTGTGTATGCACCTAAAACAAATAAAAAGCAATAGAGTGCTAACTCAACTAAACGAATATCATTCAACATCTGCGCTCACCCCATGTACATCTAAAAAATAGGCAGCCAAAACTTCACGGCTTATTCTGCCGCGTTGCTGGCTCATGCCTAGTTTCTTTTTAGCGTAATCACGTATGTATGAAGCTCGCACAAAGTGCTTGCCATCGGTATACGCACCCGATTTACGATCATATCTAATCGCCATGCCCTAAACCCCTTTCAAATAGGATTTCAAATCCTATTTTGAAGGGTCTATATGCTATTTGTCAATAAGCGACACGCCGTCATAGTTATCCATATGATCATCAATAGTCCTATGTATTGGAAATATATCCTCAACCATACCGCTTGCCTTCAACCAAGAAACTGCCGTCTTTTTCTATTGGTATTGCTACTGGCTGCACACGCTTTCTGTCTATGTAAATGATTCCAAAACCTTTTTGCCAGTTAAACGTTCCACGTGTGTAATAAGCTTGGCTCTCATCCATTAAATGTCCAACTTCAAAGCCTGTGAGAACACCCCTTAAAACGCCTCCAGATGCCGTTGTAAAGCTTGAAATCCCCTGTCTATGGGTATGACCACAGACCACCGATAAACCGTGCCTCTTAGCCGATTCTAGGGCCGTTAAACCCCCATGTGGCTTGATGCTCTGCTCATCACCATGCACCATTACCCAGCCATCATGGAACTGATATGGCTTGCTATGGTAAGTAATGCCTAAGTCATCTAGGTGTAAAAACTTCTCTATGGTCAATTCAGGCAGACCAATGAGCCCAGGCAGGCGCTTGCTTAGTGAGTTGTAAAGTCTTGCTCCGTGATTGCTTCGGCTGAGATGTCGTACTTGAAGCTCGGCGAGAACTCGGACAGTTTCATCACGATCTCTACCAATGCTTCCCGACCACTCATCCCTACCGGTTGACCAGCGGCTAATTGTTTGGAAGTCAATCTCATCGCCCACACATAGAACGTCATCAGGTTTGTATTTTCTGATGAACTGTGCAACATTCTTAACTGCTTTCTTATCGTGGAAGGGTACTTGCAAATCAGATATAACTACGATTCGCTTAATCTTCATCCTCATCTTCATCATCGTATGGAGAATGATCAGGATTATTTATTACCCAATCGGGTAAGCGCAGCTGTTCTTCAATGTACCAGCGCGCCCTATCTTCACCATATCCAGCACGGACTAAGGCCTCATAACATTCAACAATTGATGCAGCCCATATATCTATGGGTAGGAGAATGTCAGCCTTTGTTCTACGCGCAGCGGCTTCTTTCCGCTTACGCTTAGCGGCTTGTTCGCTTTTTGAGATTCTTCTTGCGCTCATGAGTAAGCAATTCTAAGACCATTGATTCAAGTTTATCTATGCGCGACACGATATTTGATGCCTCAAGTATTGATGGCACTTCATGTCTAATAATGTATCTAAGTCCACCGACAATTAAGGCACAACAAGAAAGGATGGCAGCTACAAAGCCTGCCCATTCAGCCGGGCTCAACGCCGGCCGAATGCTGTGTCGTTAGGATTTAGCCAGCGTAGAATTACTGGAAGGCTTGCTACTAACGCTGCATTTACAATTGCAGGTACATCCCAGCCCACCGCTAAATAGGTTGCTATTCCTGCGGCTAAAAAGCTTCTTGCCCAGCTTGCTGCTACTGCTTTTGCTTGCTCCATTTAAGGGCTCTCCTGTCAATATAGGGATTTGAAACATACTGCCGTCTGAATCGCCCTTAGCAGTAAAGCTAATGTGTATATGTGTCTTATGTGGGTTTATCCCGGTGTACTTTCTCCATTTGTAATTGCGTTTGTAGCTGGCAATTTTGCCGTTGAAGATGATATAAGAGATTCTTTTATCAGATCTGGCAAGTAATCGTAGCTGATCCGCAAAGTCATAGGGCTCCGCTTTGTGCGACCTGAAATCAACGTCAATGTCAAGGGCACGTACAATGCCTTCAACAGTAGGATTGTGATCGGACTTACGCGCTGAATGACGCTTATCACCGAGCCAACCATCTGAAGCTCTATCTCTATCGGGGAACGCATCATCTACCTGTTCACGTAGCTGCTGGCCTGCCTTGCAAAGTTTTGCCATATTCCTACGAGATTGTGCCGTTTTCTTCTGCCTCTGGGTTTTCTAGCCAGCGCAGATAGCGTTGATAGTCTGAGTTGCCAAGGTCAGTTGGTATCCAGTATTCCTTGCCATCCGCATCGGTTCTTTTAATTGTCTTTGTCTTAAAGGTTGGGTCTGTTATTTCTTCGTATGTGTATATCATTTTACAACTCCGCACTTGCATCTAAGGTTGCTGAAGCACTATTGCCAATAACAAAAGTGGCGTTTCCAGCAGTAGTTCCCGAAGTCCAAGTTGCATCTGCCCTTGTCGTTCTAGGTGTTCCTTGCTGAAAAGTAAGAGCACTTAATGCTTGAAGGCCGCCACCTGTTGAATCAAATCGTTGAAAATGACCTGCAGCAGAAATGCTTATTGTTGGAGTAACTCGCATAGGCATAAAGAATTTAACGCTTCCAACGCCTGTGGTGCTTCCTAAAACCTGAAAGACTCCTAAGTTCTCCACACTAGAATCCGCACCATTTATTAGTCGTTGGAAATACCTCTGGCAAGCGGCTAACTCGCCTTGAAGTGTGCCAGTTGCGGTTTGGAACGCGGTGGCTACTGAGCCTGCCTCTACTTGAACGCCCCAAATATCAATAGTCCTTGCACCTGCGGACTCTATTAAAATCGGTTGAAGCATCAAGAAACTGCTTGTTCCAATTGTTTTTCCACTAATGGAAGGAACAGTAATAACTGATGAATAACGAGTCCAAGTAGTAGTAATGTTATGAGTTGTACCATTTGTTCCAACAGCAGTAGAACCACCTGAGCCAAAGTTTTGGCTGATGCTTGGAGTGTTTGAATAGGTAGCATCTGCCTTTGCCCAATATGAAAGAGTGATTGTCTGTCCTGCAAAAAGTCGGACATCCTCTAACTTTGTTTGCAATGCACCATAATTTCCACCTGCGCTGTATGTTTGGCGCAAAAAGAAAGTGCCTTCATACCCCGCAACTGGGGCAGTTCCAGCAGTAAAACTTTCTCTAGATACTGTGAGGGTTTTATCAGTTTGAGTCTGCCATCTATCGGCAGTATAAACATTCGCACTAAACGAAGTACCGCGCTGCCAGATTGAAAAATCTCCATTTATGCACTTGTTTTTGCCCGCCTCATAACTACCCTGCCATCTTAAACCTGTGCTAGCGGCAGAATCCGCGACAAGAGTGTCGCCATTATTTCCAACAGCTAGGCGAGCATCAACTGTAGAAAAGGTAAATAAATCTCCCTTTGTAGTTAAAGGTGTTTGATCAGCAGCAAGTGATACCCATGCTGATCCATTGTAAACTTCAACTGCATTGGTATCCTGTAAATAAGACACCATACCTTCAGCTAATACGCTGGTAAGCGCGCTAGTGCGAGCAGCAGCGGAAGCAAATACCATAACTGTTTGCTCATTTAAATACGTATTGACCTGAGCTGCTGTTAATACATCACCTGTATTAAACAGCTTATATCCTGCGCCTGCCATATCTCTCCTTAGTAGCTCAGACTATCTGAGCCTAGTATACCTGAAACATCTGAATCTAGGACAAACCCTGCCAATAAAGGTTCTGTGGTGTATAGAGTAGTCATCCACGATGACTTGGTAATGTCGTGATGGATGGCGTTTACCAGGCTTGATTGCACCACGCTGGATGAGCCAGGAGTAGTCTTGGTAACTGTTACCCCATCAAGCAATTCTATGTCTACCCCTGCCAATGGCTTATTGGGGTTGGCATCATCATAAAGATTCAACTGAATGCTATCTATGCGTACTTCAGGGTCTTTGCGTGTGGCTAGGATGCCTTGGGCTTGATTTAAAGCCTCAGCGTTGGTTTGTACCAAGATGTCTGAACGCTGGCCTGAATGCAAAAAGAACTTATCAATGGAAGGCTGGTCAAACACATTCTGAGCTGTGCCACCTAAGCGTGTAATGGTTACGTCATTTATTAGGTTTGTATCATCAAAAGCCACTATGGCATTGGTATAGGAAATGTCTGTGCCTTGATCGCTAAACTCATAGACCGGGAACGCGGGCGTGGCTATAAGGGCATTACGGCTTACGAAATTAACTTTGCCATTGGCATCTAGGAAGATGCCGCCAAACTCGCTCTGTTCCACGTTAAACAGCGCTTGAAGGGCATCCCTGTCTGTGCCTGGGTCGGCTTGAAGGGTTGAATCTCCTGTGTCCACGTTACGCAAACTTAAAGGCCATTCAATCTCATCTAGGATGGCATTTACCCTAGCACCTGAAGTTTGTACGCCTGAGCCTGTAACCGTTGTTATGCCTGAGCCTGCAAGCAACTTAAAGCCATCTACGCAGCGCAGGGTAACTGTGCTTAGTTCATCGTTGCCTTGTCTAAAGCCTGTGTCGTATGTGTTGATAAATCCTGAAAATAGAAAATAATCTTGCGTGTTGTAGGTAGCATAAATAATTATCTGCCTAAGCGGAACAAGGTTTGGATAGTAAATACTGGCAGGGTTAGTAGGATTCCAATCACCTGTTTGATCATAAAGCGTTACATTGGCTGTGCCAGCCTCAAACTGGGATGTTAAACGATTGCGCCCACGCCTGATAGAAACTCTAGTAACTAGGTCTGTAATCTCAATTGGCAACGTGCCTGAGCCTAGGGTATTTGTGCCTAGTATGCCTTCAGTTGCGCTACCTAAAATTAAAGGGTTAATCTCAAAAGCGGTATCGCTATCAAAATCAACAAAAACACGCAGCGTAGGTGCTGGCATTAAATCGCCCTACTGCTTAGCAATAATCCCTTGCCTGTTTTTTGATAATTGTATTGAATGTCTGTGATGACCTCAGCCAAATCCTCAGCAGATGTTACGTTGCCTTCAACAGTAACGTTAATGGTTGTTTCAGGAATTATGCCTTGGCTTGTTGCAGCTTCAATAGATTGATTTAGATACTCATTGGCCAATTCAAGGCTTGCTAATGCTGCTGCTAAATCTGCTGCTGCAAGGCTTTCCGTTAGTAGGGTTGTGGCATCTACGTAAGCATTGGCGGCATCTACTGCTTCTTGAGCTGCTGCTGCTTCTTCAGGTGTTGTTGCTGCTGCAACTGCTGCCGCTGCTTGCGCTACTGCTGCTACTGCATCTGCTGAAGATAAACCAGCAAAAGTGCTTGATGCCTGTGCTGCCTCTAAATATGTTGTTGCCTTATCGGTTTTGGCTGCCAATACATTGGCATTAGCTGTAGCTCTGCCTGTAGCAATACCCGTCATCAATTCATTTAGAGCCATTTGTTGCTTGGCTAGTGTGTCGTATAAATCTTTAATGTTCTTTTTGGCTTCATCAAAGTAATCGCCCCATTTGGCAAATGGATCATTGGCTTCAAGCGTAGTTAGAGATTCTGCTAGTTCTAAAGTTTGTGCCTGTATTTTTTCTAGCCTTGCCGATAGCTTTTCTGCCTTATCAGCATCTTCTTCTAAGATAGCCCTCATAAGAAGCAAGCGTGTGCGTTCTTCTTCAGTAATCTTGCCCTGTAATGCAGCCTCTATCTGTATCTTTTCTAAATCAAATACTGCCTTTGCTCTAGCAAGTGCAGCTTGATTCTTTTTATCTTTCTCAGATAACTTTGCTGCCTTCTCTCGCTCTTTTACAATTTTCTTTTGTAGTTCTAATTGCTTGGCGTAATTTTGTAGATTACCACGATTTACGCCAAACTCTCCCATTTGTGGATTAGCAAGTTGCGCACGTAATTCATCTAACTTAAATTGCTCTGCAGCATCAATGCGAAACCCTGTGCCTAGTAGAGCCTTAGTATATTCAATAGTTAATCCAGCACGTCTAAATACATTACCAATTGCTGTACCAAAATCAACTAATTTTTGCAAACCTTTATCGTAATCACCATCACCAAGTGATTCTAAGAATGCAATTATTCCTGCGCCAATCTCTTCTGCCAAATCGCCAAAAGCAATTTTCATCTTGTCAATTTTGCCAGCATAGGTATCAGCATTATTCTTAGCAGCCCCGGCAAATTGATTATTAAGCGCAGTAACGCTTGCTTCAAATCCCATAGCCTCAAGCTCAGCAGCTGTATAAGCTGTTTGTAATTTACCTAAAGAAGCAAAGTTGCCATTATATGCTCGGCTTAATGCTGTTGTAACTGAAGTTAAATCTCTACCTGTACTAGTAGAAATATCCATGGCAAGATTCAGCAATCTCATTGATTGTTCAGCATCTAAAGTTGTGCTTAACAAGCCAGCAATAGCAGGTGATAATTCATCTTTACTGATTGCGGTGGCTTTTTCACTTTGTTCTAAATAATCTTCAATGGCTTTAGTATCGTATGCTAAGCCTAAATTGCGTAGGCTTGCCTCTAATTTATTGGCAGCACGATCTTCTTCAGCAAATGCAACAACTGAACGCTTTAGCGCTTGAATGCCAGCAATAGCAATAAAAGTGCTTTTGGCTGTGCGAGCTAATTTGTCAAACTTCCTATTCAGGCTGGTAGTGCGTTTCTCAGCAGCCTTAAAACCTTTATCCTTAAACTCGGAAGCAATGTCAATGCGAATGTTAGACATTAGGCTGCCTTTCTGACTGTTGACCTAGATTTCAATGTGGCAGCAGCTTTAGCAATTGCCTTCATTGTTGCATCTAATGCCTTGCCATTGTTTTCAGCATAAGCCGCATACAATATACGCCCACGAAAACGGCTTTTGCTGTCATATCGTTTTAATGGACCAACGCCATTCATAGCGCCAACAAAAATACGGCCAGCATTAGGATTGTTTGAATTGCCAATGTTTTTATAGCTTTCACCAAATTGACGATTCGCTATTTGTTTTCTTCCGTATGGGCTTTGACTTCCAGCAGTTTCAACAATTGCACCAACGGCTGATTTGTTTAGCAAAGAATATAGGCTTGCAAAACCTTTGCTGTTGGCTTTTTTACGTGCAATAGAATAAGTTAATCCACTTCTGATTTCCCCAGAATTGTAAAGCGGAAAAGCACGCCTACCTGTAACACGGCTAACTGGCTCACGGCCTTTATCGTTCCAATTGTATAAATTGCCAGGTGCTTGACCCGGAACTTTAGCCTCAGCATCTTTCACAACTTCTTTTAATGCAAAGCGGATTTCAGCATTCATTTCTTTCAATAGGTCAGGCGCAAACTTTTTCAGCGCTTTCTTTAGCTCAGGTACGCCTTCTACGACTACTGGCATTTTTCCTATCTTCCGCTTGTTTCTTTAGCACTTCATGGATTGCGTTTAACATCCCACGATCCATGTTTATAAACTCACTAGGCGCAATCCCTGTATGTACAGCTAGCTGGGCTATTCTGTACGTATAGGAATCACGCGTTAGCCATTTGGGGAATCATCACCAAGAACTTCAACAGCCTTTAAAGTGCTTAGAAACTTATCCCCAAATGGATAAACCTCTGGAGCATCTGCTCTACGCAGACATTCCCAAGCAAGCCAATAAATATCGCTCTGCTTTTGATCTTCTCTGAAAGCCTTGTAAAAGCCTTTCTTAGCATATTGCTCAAAAGCATATTCAACAGCAGGTGTTATCTCGTGGATACTTTCCGTGCCATCTGCCCTTACAACTTTAAGACTTGCCATTTTTGCCCCTTTGTTAAATTAGAACGTGCCGGTGTCGGCAATCGTTACAACAGAGTTTAGCGTAAAGGTGATGTCCTGTGTTCCAATATCGCCAACGCCACCATTGATTGGGGTCAGGTTATTGACCAAAATATCAAAGGTGTAAAGCGGATTGGTTGCACCGACAGCAGTTGCTTTTTCCTGTAGCATTTTTACTGCAACAGTTGTGCCAAATGCTGCGCGGAGAGTTGCCATTACGTTTGATGCTGCTGTGTCATTTAAGAATGAAACAGTAAGCGTTCCAGATTCCAAGCCTTTAACAAACTTGTGAGCTGTATCGCCCATAGCGGTAACTTCAAGCTCATCTGCTGCCTGATTAAGTGTAACGCTTGTTACGTGGTCGCTCAGATCAACAGCGTTAATCTTAAGACCAACTTTGTTATTAAGAAAAACAGCCATTGCTATTCCTCATCTTTCTTAGTTGTTGGTTTTGGTGCTTTTTCGCTTAGCTCTACTTGGCCAATTTTGGCAAGGAAAGCCTCGCGTTCTTTGTCTACATCAGCCATGTTTTAGCTCCAATCGGATAGAACGCTGATTGATACTTCACCAGACAACAGATCTCCTGCTGTTCCGGTTAAGACCGCCGGTGCGCTGAAAGTGCCAATTGTATAGGCAATTGATGATGCTTCCAGCTTATTTACTATATTCAGGTAATAATCTTCAATGTTAATTAGGTTGCCTTGGTTATCAAACATAGGGGTTAACACTATGAGCTTAAAGTTGACCTTAGGCTTAATCGCTTTGTAATGATCATTGCTTGGCTCAATATAGGGATCACCAGGCTGTACCACAATGCTATTAGCAAGCGGTGTGGCAGGTGGGAAGGAAAACACCTGCCACGCCGTATTGTCAGTTAGCGCGGTAGCGATTGTTCCTCGTAGGGTAGAGATTGCTGACATTATCCTACTTGACCGCCCGGCGCTAAGTGATCCGCAAGTAAACCGCGAACACGTGCCATTAGAGTATTGCCCATGCGATACGGCGAAGGTTGAAAGTCTGGTGAAATGCCGCCAGCGTTTGAAGCTTGGCGAGCCTGCCAAATGTCAACCGCAATCATCAAAGATGCTAAATTGACTTCAGGTAATGTTGCATAATTATGATAAGTGTTGGGTGCTGTTATTGTGCCTACAGGCTGCACTTCAAATTTTATTTGATTCGCTGCGACTAACGCATAACTGATTTTGTATTGTTTTGTATCAGTTATAGTGTACGAGCCGTTAAATGTTGCACCGCTATGCGTAACTGTAACTGTCTGCCCAATGCTAAATTGATGTGGTACGTTTGTGTAAAGTGTTGCTACATTGTCGGTTAATTCTGTTGCAACTACCGAAGCTGTATTAAACCACAATTTGCTTTTTACAACGTTTTCTGCTGCTTGGCAGCATTCTTCCACTACTGCTGAAGTGTATAAAGCACCAATGCCAAGGGCAGAACGCAGTTCCGCTTCAGTTACGTATGTTGCAGGCATTGTCTTTCCTTTCTAATGTTAGCCCCGGCGCAAGGGCTGTGCGCCGGGGTAACTCTACGATCTAGTTAGTTAGATCAGGACTTGTTAAACCAGTTTGCACCAGCAGCAACTTTGGTGGCAAGTGCGCCAAAACCATAGTAGCCAAGGTCAACAGTTCCATCGCTATTCACATTTGTGCGTAGCTGGAAGCGTGGTGATTCATACCATGTGTATGATTCAGGGTTGATTACTGCCATTGAGTAATCAGCAGTTCCATCTCCACCTGAACCTGTGAAGTTACGTGATACGTATAGGTCAAGACCTGCAACAGTTCCACGTAGGCTTTGTGGTGATACCGCTCCACCTGCGTTTTGTGGGTTTGCTGCATTGTAAATTGGTCGGCCTGCATCGTTGTAGCTCATAATGTTTGCCCATTGATCAGGGGTAACAAGAAGGTTACGTGCAAAACCAAGTGATGCTGTGTAAACGGCGGCAGCTCCACTAGCAATATATTCTAGAAGACCTGTTGCGCTGTTTGCTTTTGCATTTGCGTTTAGAGTACCTGCGCCTTGGATTGCAGTAGCAACAAATGAATCTGTATCTTTTGCGTAAGCAAACTCCATTTGACGTACAAGCTCATCAAAGAAAGTAGGGCTGCTGCGCTCGATGAGTTCAACAGTTGTGATAGAACGGCCTTTGAATGGCTTTACGCTTACTGTAATATAAGAAGCAGTTAGCTGTGTATCAGCAATAGCTTGATTCTCATTAATTTGATCAACAGTTGGAACGGCTGTAATTTTTGGAATCTCAAAAGACATACCTGCATCAGGTAGAGTGCCGCGTGAGATTGCATCAATTACACCGCGATCTGCGTTAGATAGTGGGTTAACAATTTCTGTTAGCTGACGGGTTGGAATCATGCCAGGAGCAGTTGTTGTTTCGTTATCGGCAGCGCGAACATACATCGCTGCATCGTCATCGCCAAGGAACTTTGCACGTAGAGTGTTTTCAAGGTACTTAGCCTTGGTAAACTCTAAACGTGGCTTGGCATAAATTGGTGCTGTAACTGTTGGGCGCGAAGCTTCCACCGCAGGGGCTTCAACCTCAGGCGCAACGGCTACGGCGTTTGTTGTGTCTTCCACAACGGCCTCGCTTTCGTTTTGGGTTGTTATTTCTTTTGCAGCATCATCTTCAGATGCAGCAACGCTCAAAACTTCCGCGCTCTTAAACGCAGCAGCTTGAACAAGACTTGTTTCCATCATTTTGCTTGATAAAACACGATAAACGCCACCATCGCGCTTGCCATCAATGACTTCAACGCCAACTGATAAGCCGCTACGTAGTTGCTCAGATGCTTCAATTAGTGCATCTGTTCCGCGTGTCGTGTTGCTAATTTTAAATGTGGCGTACATGCCATCTTCATCTTCTCTGTAAGACACCATTCGGCCAATAGGCTTTTTTGCGTCATGTTCTAGCAAAAGCTTCGGCTTTGGGCTGTCTGGAATCTCAATTGATCCTTTTTCAAATACAACTTTGCCAGCAGATGTCTGTCCAATCTCACCATCAAACGGCACAATTTTGCCAGAGATGGTGCGCTCACTAATTGAGCATTCTAAATCGCTAGTAAATGTTAGGTGCATTTTCATTTCCATTCGGTGATAGGTTTTCCATTTCCATGGCTTGTTCTACTGTAATTAAACCAAGTGATAATAGCTTCTCAATTACAGTTAATCTTTCAATTGCATTTACTGCTAGGAAAGCATCCTCTACGTCAAACTTAACAATGTTAGTTGATGCTGTAATGTCATTCATGCTTAGTCGGCCTTCAATGGCATGTAAGTAAGGTGCTAGAGATAGAGAAACGAACTGACGGCGCTCATCTTGAACGTTGGCATACGTCATGCTGTTATTCATATCTGCGCTAATGTAATATGCAGGTACATTCATCAAACGTGCTACTTGCGTACTCATATTTTGTATTAGGTCTACATAACCCATGTCCTTAGGACTAAAACTAGTCGGCACGTAATCTAAAGTGCTAGTCAGATAGGCTGTTGCGCGCTGTGATCGTGCCGACTTCCATGCGGCTAATATGCCGTCTACTTCTTCTTTGCTTAAATCTGCACCGGTGTTCTTGATAACACCTGAAGGCATTGGGGTTGCAGTTGCAACGCTTGTTGATTTATCTAAATCAATTGCAGCACGTAGAGTTCTTGCGCCACGCGCTAATACGCCTTCATCTAATCCTTGGAATGTAATTAATGAGCCAAGGCCAGACATAGGCACTTCTTTGCCATCAATGTAATAGCGTGTTATGTATTGGCTTACAGGATCGCTATCAAATGAAACGCGACCTGGTGCAATCCATTCAAATCTTGCTGGCCTGCCATCATCAAAATAAGTTTCAGTTACGCGCCAATATGCAACGCCAAAAAATAATAGTGAATCTACTGTCCAAGCCAAAGTTACCGATAATGGTTGTGCAGTAGCTGGTTGCTCTAGCCATAATGGCTTGCCTAATTTTTCACCTGTGCTTTTTTTGTATAAGCAAAGTGGGAACGTTGCGATTGTTCCAGCAATAAGGTTTCTGCACCTGGCTACTGAAGGCACGGAAATAGCTTCTTCTCTACCTACTGCATTGAATGCTAATGGGAGAAAATAATTAAAAGAATCCGTCATTAACGGCGGTGCGAGTTGCGCCTCTATTTTTGTAGGGCGAAAACGATCTAATAGACCCATCGTTTAATGATAGCACATAAAACGGACAAATCTAGCATTTTAGACATAGATTTGCGGTTTGCTTTGTGGCTTTAGTAATTGATGCACAACCATGGCTAATGAGATGGCAGCTGACACATCGCCAGCCGACTTACGGCGCACAATACGCCACCCGGCATCCGATTCCTTAGCCGCGCAGTTATTCATGCTATCAACTAGCGATTGTTGCCCAGCATGAACAATCCTAGCGTTAACTATGCTGTCATATAGATCAGAGCAAGCCTGATAGAACACAGTTCCAGACATATCTTGAATCTTGTGGCCTGATTGGCTTAAGCGCTCAGCTACGCTCATGGTGGCGTATTTATCAAAGCAAATCATCCTTGGTTTGTATTGCTTAGCCCATTCATTGACTTCAATAGCCATTTTAAGTTCATCTATGGCTACTTGGCTTTCAAATTGAGCTATAACGCCTACGCCTACCTTGCCATCATCCATAATCTGACCAGCAACTAGGCTTGCCATCTTTTTATTAACCGATATGTCCATGCCAAATATAGTCAGCCTGCCTGGCTCTAGTTTTAGCTCAGCGAAACCTAAATCCTCAAATGCTTGATGTGGCCATGGCGATTTAAGCGCACTAATCCACATGCAAAGGGTTTCGGTGCGTGTAGCTTCAACGCTAGATGTGGCTATTGCTTCTTCAATGGTTGATTCATCAATTAAGTAGCCCAATGCTGGGTTAGCCTGATACCAGGCGCTCTTATCGGTTATCTTGGCAAAATCATCAGCGCTATATTCCCAATACCCCATTGTAGGCGGTGGATATGACAATGCTTTAGATCGTAAGTCATTTAATACGCTTGAATAGGCATCCCCTGCGTTACTAGTCATAAATATCTGACTATTTGGCCTTGCCCTAGTAATAGGCTTAGCAGCTGTCCAAGAATCTTCATCTATTTCACGTAACTCATCAATGTATAGCAAATCCGCGGTCTTACCACGGCTGCCATCTCTTGTTGCCGCGACTATCTCATATCTAGCCCCATTAAGAAGCTCTACTGATTCCTGACCATTAGCCACGCGGATTTGCTTTACCTGAGCCATCAACATTGGGTTATCCTCAATGACTTCAACTACCTTGCGAAAGGTATCTAAAGCCATACCCCTGTTAGATGACATAGCCACTATATTCTTTTCGCCAAAAACAAACAAGCCAGCAAGGATGCGTATGCGTGCTAGGTGTGTTTTGCCATTCTGACGTGCTACTAGCAGCAAGCTTGTCTTCCTACGCCACTTGCCAGCCTTATCTACTGCCAGCAAGTCCTTTAGCACATATTCCTGCCAAGGCAGCAGCGTAAGGTTTAGATCATCAAGAAACTTCTTGACCTCAGGTAGCCTGGACTTTCCTTTTAGCGGCGCATTCTGCAAGCGCGGCTTGGTTGCCCCTTTAAGTGCCTTCTTCAATTAGCCCCCGGCTGACCTGGACTAATAAAGGGAGAATCCGCATCAACATGGATTGTAGTATGTCCGTTTTGAACTGATTTGGATTGATTTGCACCTTTTGGAG